CTGTGTGGTGCCTGCCCGGTGCGGGAAGAATGCTTGAAGCACGCTATCGAGCATGAGGAATACGACATTTGGGCGGGCACCACGCCAGACGAGCGACAAGTATTGCGCAAAAAAGCAGGCTTCCCCAAGCCTACGCCCGAGCGTTTGATGAACGCATACTTCAAGCCAATTCAAGACCCCGACATTCCTCACGGAACGACGCGTGGTTATCACATGCACCGCAAACGCGGTCAAGCGGCCTGCAAAGAATGCTTGCAGAGTCGTCGAGCAAAACAGAAAGTATGAAATGAAGAAATCTTTTTTCAAAGAAATTGTGGCCCCCAAAATTTGGGAGTACTCAAAAGACAAGATTGACCGAACCGGCAAGGTTGTTGAGTTCCGTTTGAATCCGAGGGACTAATGACTCACGAAGAACTTTGGGCTGAGCACTATCCGGAAACAAAAATCCCCGGTAGTGAATCACCCCAAGAAGGCAAGTGCGGAGCAAAACTCCGCAACAAGGAACTCAAGGAACTTGGCATTGACCGCTATTGCGTGAAGACCGCCGGCATGGGCACCAATCACTTTGGTGAGGGTACGTGTAAGTGGCACTTTGGCAATGCGCCCAATCACGTCAAGGGTGCTGTCCAAAAAGTTATGAAAAAAGAACTGGCCACCATTGCTGAGCAACTTGGTGAGCCGGAACCTTTGGGGCCGCCAGAAATCGAGGCGCTTCAACTTGCGTCAAAGATGAAAGCGTGGTCTGTTGCGCTTGAGCAAAAGTTGGGCGAACTCAACGGTATTCTTGAGGTGACCGACAAAGCCGGCGTAGAACACGTGCGCGCGCTGATTGAAATTGTTGAGCGTGCGTGGGAGCGTTATCAAGGCGCACTCGAATTCATGCTGAAGTACGACTTGCGCAAGCGAGTGATTGAACTTGAAGAACATCAGGCCAATCTTGTTGGCGCTGCGTTTATGGCCATCATTCTTAGCAAGGACCTTAAGTTGTCCGAAGGTCAGATTAGTCAAGCCCGACGGATGTTCGCTGAGCGAATGTCCGAACTAGGCGGAGCAATGGAGCCGTCTTGGGCTCTTGGCGTTATTGACGCCGACGTTGTAGATTAACAAAGCGGGGTAGGTTCGTTCCTGGGCCTACCCCGCTCTGAATCTAGTCTACTTCTTTTTTTCTTTTTGATGGTGCAGGGCCAGCCAATTCAAACGCCGTCATCAAACTTTTGTTGGATGGGCATTTGTGAGCGGCGGAACTTGCAATAGCATCTACTACAAGTTTGCACTTAGGGCAGATGAATCTATTCACTGGCCTCTTCTTTCGGTACGAGTTCCGCCTCTACAAAGCATACTTTAACCCGACCTGATAAAACAAGTGTTTCCCAATCCCACAATTCTGGGTCTATTTCTGCTTCCTCAAGCGTCAAACTTATCTTGGCCCTAACGTCGTACTGCTTTGTTTCAAGGGCAAGGTAATGGTCCAGGCATTCCTTAACAACCGAGTGGTCCCACAAAACAGTGGCCACAACCCTGCTGTTAGGGTCAATCAAACGCAACTCGTACTCTGGGGTGCGTTCGCCTTCTTCCAGCGGCAACGAATCGGCCAAGTATTCCACTGCTTGAAAAGGCGGGGACGCGGAAACAATTTCGCTAAAGGCTTCAAAAGCCTCTTCCGGCAAAACGTTATTTTCCTCAAAGAAAACGCCTATTTCGTTATAGACCCGAAACCTTTTTTCGTAAAGGGCAATAGTCCATTTACCCTCAGTTTCGAAAAAGTGCATTAGTCTTCAACTTCTTCCCAAATGTTGGAGTAAATCATTACCAGCAGCGCAGACATGGTGTCAATGGCGCAACTGTCAAGCGGATAAATCTTCTTGGCCTCTTCAACAAAGTCGTAGTAGGCATCGTTCTTTTCGTACTTAGTCTTCCCGGAGTCGGCAAAGTAAATCATCTCAATCTCTCTGCCGTCGGGCATGACGATGACGCCCTCCCAATTCCCGTTCTTAAAGACCTCGTTCATCTCGAAATAGTATCCCGAAAGCATTTCAATCTTGTCCGGGAACAACAACTCAAACTCGAGCGTGTCCATCTCTTTAACCATCTTCTTCACAAGAAACACGTGTTTCCCCTTTCCTTCAAAAATATTAGCGCAAATAGTTGAATTGGCGCAACTCCAGTTGCTATACTATTTAACGAAGAGCCCACCAACCTGTTCTTCATCTTGCATTGCCCTCCTTTCGCAGAAGAGCCCCCGTCGCAGAAATGTGGCGGGGGTCTTCTGTTTGTGTTACGATAATTAACGTGGATATAGAGGCCCTGCAAAACGAATCGCTATGGACGTTCTTGCTTCCCTGGGAAGACGACCTTGCCAAGCGCGTAGGCATCGGTCGAACGGAGCAGAACGAAGGCAAGTCTGACCGTGTTTCTTATGATGCCAGCAAACTTATGGCCGATAACGGATTGGCCAACATCCACGCCGCAGCGGCCGAAATCGGGGCATGCAAGGTATTAGGCGCTTATTGTTACTCCGGAGTATGGCCCGCTGAGGACCACTCACTTTACAGCGAACTGCCGGATGGCCTGTGGAGTTCACGAGAACTAGAGATTAAATGGCGACGTTCTGGTAAGAACATGCCGGTTGACCTAAAAGACGCCGAGGCTGGCCGACTTGTTCTATGGGTTGAGAGTAAACTTGGCGAGCCGTATGGTTGCGAGTGTAACTATTGTGCGCCGACAAAGCGCCACCAACACACCACTGTCAGAATTTTGGGCGGGGGAAACGCAGCCGAACTGTGGCACCTAGGCACGCCGTACAACAACGACAGGCGTAGGATGGCAGTGCCAGCAAATCGCATTACACCGATAAAGGAGATAGTTAAATGGGCAGGAAACTGAACTTAGTTGAGTCACGGATTGAAGTCGCACTGCGCGAGTCAATGAGCCGGTTGGGCTCGCAGAATCACGCAAAGGATTCATACGAGCGTGGCTACGCCATGGCGCTTCAAGATATGAAGTTTATGATTGAGGCCGTCAAGTAATGATGTGCCCCAGTTGCGGCGAGTGGGTTCCCGAGGGAACTTGGCACGACCGCGATGGATGTGCTAAGATAATTTACAGCGGCTTGACAACGACTGGCATTAATCCTCTAGACGGTGCAAAAGACTAGAGAGCCCTCTGCGTCAACAGGTTGAGTACAAGGTTGCACCCTCGAGGCTAACCCGCCACAGGACCCCCGGAGTCATGCCCGGGGGTTTTGTATTTCCCTAACAGATTTGGGCGGAGTTGGTAGGATTCGAACCTACGAGCGGCGGACCGCTGCCGGTTTAGCAAACCGGTGCCTTTAGCCTCTCAGCCACAACTCCATGGAGGAAGCGGTGAGATTTGAACTCACGGGGCTATGACACCCTTCAGTTTTCAAGACTGACGCAATCGGCCGCTCTGCCACGCTTCCCGTCAATGTTGTGCGCACATCTCTCCGGCATTGACTACCAGAACTTAAAACGTGCCCCCGGACGGATTCGAACCGCCGACTCCCACATTACAAGGGTGGTACTCTGGCCAACTGAGTTACAAGGGCTACAAAAATATTGTAGCAGGTACGTCAAAGTATACCCTGCGGGTACTTTTCGGGTACTTTTGCGCACCCCTTGTGACCAGGGAATATAACTTCTGGGCTATGGGGTACCGGCGCATGTCATGGTACTTTCAAAAAGTCGGCATGATAGTTGACTTTTACGGCGTATTAGTGGTAACATTTTTGGCGGGGGAAATCCCCGGAAAAGAGGAAACAATGAGTGCAGTGTTAGTGTTCTTATTCCCAGCCTTAGCAATTGCGTTGCTACTGAATTTCATTCGAATGTGGCGCAAGGGAGTCAAGCAGGGCTACTTCCAAAAGGGTAAGTTTGTCGCGACCGTTCTTCGTCGGAAGAAGTAGCGATGACTCAATACACCATTACTTTGGACCACGAGCAAGTTATGATGGTCCTAGGGTCTTTGGAGACCACCGGCACAATGCTTGACCAGATGGACGAGTACAAGATTGACCCGGTTACCAAGAGCCTTTTTGAAGTAAACAAAACAACCAGCAATTTAATCCGCAAGCAGACAGGACTATTCCAATGAGTCAAGACGAAAAGTACGTCTATCACATCACCAAACAGGAGTCGTCCATCATTCTGGGCGCTTTGGCGGCAGTTATCGAAGGCTTTGACGCCCAAAACATCGCGGAAAACAACGAGCACCGCGTTGAAGTTGTGGCCGCCTTCGACGAATTCATCCAGCAGTACCTAAACCAGAGCGAAGGAATTAGCAATGAGGAAGAATAAGCGCCTAGAGGCCAAGGTTCTCGAGTTAGAAACGGTCTGCCACAACATTATCGAGAGCCTGCACACCGCATTTGATGGTGTAAACGCCAACTTTGACGACGTTAACAAGAACTTCGCTCACTTTAACGACGAGGTTGAGAGCATTCGCAGCGTTGTCGA